TTCAGATGATTACAACTGTGGCCGATCCCGCCGAGGTTCTATGGTACATGGAAGCCGCCCGATTCGGTATTATGACAGGAGGCTTAGAGGATGAATAAGGATGACCGAAGAGTACACCCTGAACCTGACGATAACGTCGTCGAGTTTCCCAAACCACCCCCACCTAGCGGTGCTGGTGGCGAAGAGGATGTGGGAGATGAATCACCCACTGCCTTCTATTTCATCCCAGACTGGGATACCGGAAAAGACGATCCCCCAGCTAGCTAGGCTGGAAGAGTGGAGTCGTCTTCCGCATGGCCGCAGAGTCACGGGTTATCATGGCCCGTTCCTGTTTCCTGACGAAGCGGAAGAACTATATGACGGTCACAGATTCGTGGATGATCCCGAAGCCTGCCGGCCAGAGAATACATACAGACCGAGAGACCACAACAACATAACATATGCGTCCTCGGCATTGGGGTGGTTATGAATGTTCAATTTCAAAACGGAGCCTTATGCTCACCAACTTGAGGCGCTGAAGCGCTCTTACGACAAGCGCAACTATGCTTACTTTATGGAGATGGGTTGTGGCAAATCGAAGGTACTTATTGATAACATGGTGTGGCTCTACGAACAGGGCCGCATTGACACGGCGGTTATTGTTGCGCCGAAAGGTGTTTACCGCAACTGGGAAACGGCGGAGATTCCCATTCATCTCCCTGAGAACATTCCGCACGAGGTTTATGTATGGAATCCGAATCCAAACAAATCTCAAGCGCGACGGCTGCGCGACGGCGTTGAAAAGCGTGGTGTCCTCCGCATCCTTCTGGCAAACGTGGAAGGGTTCGCGACTAAGAAGCTGCCCGCATTTGTGGGTGCGTTCACACAGGGCAGTAGTTTCCTACTTGGCCTTGATGAGTCCACTACAATCAAGAATCCCAAAGCCAAACGCACTAAGACGCTGGTCCTCTTCGGTAAGAAGGCTGCATACAAAAGAATCCTGACAGGATCACCGGTGACTAAGTCACCGATGGATTTGTATTCGCAGTGTGCTTTCCTAGACCCTGACCTGCTGGGCTTCAAATCATATTGGTCGTTTCAGTATCGATACGCCATGACGCGGACACAGCGCATGGGCAATCATTCGTTTACCGAGATCATCGGCTACCGCAACTTACCAGAGTTGACGGATAAGCTGGGCATGTTTTCGTATCGAGTCACAAAAGAAGAAGCTCTTGACCTGCCGGATAAGATATACACGACGCGCGAAGTTTCGATGACGGACGATCAGAGGCGGCATTACAGCACACTAAAAGGCGCCGCTATTGCGCTGCTAGAGGGCGGCGAGATGGTTACAGCGCCGGAGGTGATGACCAAGTTGCTACGAATGCAGCAAGTTTTGTGCGGGCATTTAATGACAGACGACGGGGAACTGGTCGAGGTAAAAAGCAATCGCGTTCAAGCCTTGCTTGACACCATCGATGAGATGACTGGCAGTGTGATCATCTGGTCTAGGTTTCGATACGATATTAAACAGATTGTGCGGGAGTTGAAGAAGGCTCATGGACCGGGGTCCGTGGTCAGCTATTTCGGCGACACAAAAGACGAGGAGCGTCAGGCCGCGATCAAATCGTTTCAGGCAGGTGAGGCAAGATTCTTTGTCGGCAATCCACAGACGGCGGGTTTTGGTCTGACACTGACGGCGGCAACGAACGTGATTTATTATGCCAACGATTACAACCTTGCGACGAGATGGCAGTCAGAAGATCGATGCCATCGGATCGGGCAGAATCACAGTGTGTTGTATGTGGATCTTGTCGTGCCGAAGACCATCGACATCAACATCGTCAAGGCGCTCAAGAGCAAGATTCATCTGGCGGGGGAGACCTTGGGCGAAGAAGTGAGGAAGTGGCTTGAGGTTTAACACCTTTAAACCGGCGGTTGGCAGCATTCTGCTCGGAAACAGGACCAGGGTTGAATTGATGTGGGTACAAATGACATTCCCCGCTATCAAGATCGACATACAAAAGTCGGACGCCTAGTTTTTGCTGCTTTTCGTTAAGGGTTCGGTTGATCATCGATCCGTCTTTGCGACGGCTAGCCTTCTTCACATCGAAGAATAGCCACTCGTTGCTCGGCGATAACGCTACGATATCGACCGGCCCCTGTTCCATAACGTGAGTGTATACATGACAGCCTTGGGAGATCAGCCAATCAGCAGCAAGCAGTTCGCACCGCTTGCCATCCTTGATTCGGTAATCGATCCCCACAAGAAATCCTTTTTTATCCCAGCCGTATGTGTTAGTGTCTCACAACACAGCGTGATCCACAAGGAGTTGAAATGGACAATACGCGGTACAAATCAGTAGCCGTTCCAAATCAGGTACACAAAATCCTCAAGCATATTGCGGGCATCGAAGGGCGTACGATAGGAGGCCAGATGTCACACATTGTGCGGGAGTACAATGCAACCTTTAGGGGGCACGGCGACAGTGACAAGTTCGGCGAATACCTAGAGAAAATAAAAATGGTTGACACGGTTGCAACTGATAAATAAAACCGACTGCACACCCGAAGGGGTTAAACTTGTAACAAGGAGAGTGAACGATGAGCGATGTATTCTCGCTATTCGAAGAAGAGGCTGCTAACGCCAAGGCATTCGACCACGTTAGCGAAGAGGGGACTACCCGCCTCTCCCGTCTGATCCGTCAGTCGCAACAGGCTGACGATGAGATCAAGCAGACGGAACAATATCTCAAAGACCTGAAAGCCAAGAAGCGCACCATCGACGAGGAAGACATCCCGTCGTTGATGGAGGAGCTTGGCGTTGAGAGCTTGACTGTCGATGGCAACAAGATCTCGGTCGAGAAGTATGTGTCAGCCCGAATCCCCGATGATCGCAAAGCGGAAGCCTTCGGCTTTCTGCGGTCTATTGGTGAGGGAGACATCATCAAGAACGATGTCGTGGTTACCTTTGGCATGGGTCAGGACAATGTAGCGGGGGCCGTGATCGATGATCTCCGCAACCAAGGTCTTGAGCCAAACCAGAAGACACACATTCATCCCATGACTCTCAGGTCTTGGGTGAAGAATCGTGTCGAGTCCAATCAAGAACTCGACTATGACGTTTTCGGCGTTTACGTCGGAAACCGTGCTGTGATTAAAAAGGGGTAAAGCAATGAGCAAAACAGCAGTAGCAGAAGCCACCATCACCTCCGTCGCTCCGGCGGATCTCATGGATATGTTTGAAGAGAACGCCGGTGCCGGTCTTGAGAAGATCGGTTCTGACGAGATGCAGATTCCGTTTCTGCGGATTCTTCAGGCACTGTCCCCGCAGCTTAATAAGCAGGACTCCCTGTATATTAAGGGCGCAGAGCAGGGCGACCTGTTCAATACCGTATCGAACCGCATCTATAAGGCGGACGAAGGTATGGTCGTCATCCCTGTGGCCTTCGAGACCAAGTATCTGGAATTCCAGCTTCGGTCTGCTGGCGGTGGTTTTGTGGGGGAGAAGAACCCGAACGATCCTGACCTGACTCGTACGACTAGGGAAGGACCGGCAGAGATGCTGCCGTCGGGTAACGAGCTTGTGCGTACGCACCAGCATCTGGTTCTGGTTTATGATGAAGATACCGGCGAGTATGAGCCGGCGGTCATGGATATGAAGAAGACCCAGTTGAAGGTGTCCCGCAAGTGGAACTCGCAGCGTAAGTCGGTGCGGGCAATGGGTAAGAACGGCATGTTCCTTCTGCCTATCTACGGTACGGCGTGGCGTGTGACCACGATTGCGGAGAGCAACGACCAGGGTAGCTGGTATAACTTCCGCATCGACCGTGTCGAAGATGTGTCGAAGATGGGTCATGCTATGCTCGAAGCCAAGACGATGGCCGAGAGCTTCCAAAAAGGTGAGATTAAAACGGCAGCAGCCTCGAACGAAGAGATGAAGCAGGCTGATTCGTTGAGCGACGAAGTACCGTTTTAACCAGTTGGGGGTGTCGCTTGGGCTGTGACGTGCCGATCACAGCCTTTGTCAGAGGCGGCATCCCCATCCTTTTTGGAGGAAGCCATGTCCCTTGCGGAGAGGTTCATGGCAGCGTTTGCCGGATTTGGCGCTGCACATGGACGTACAGATATTTCAGAAGAACGAAGAGCCGGTAAGACAAAGGCAAAGTCCTACGTTGTTCGTAAGCCTTTGACCGTTGATCTTGTTCAGTCTCACCTTGACGGTGGTGACGGTGTGGGTGCCATCCCAATCAACGAAGACAACAAGTGTAAGTTTGGTGCGCTGGATATTGATGTGTATCCGCTCGACCATGCTTCGCTTATCAAACAGCTATCCGAAAACAATGTACCGTGTATCGTGTGCCGCTCTAAGTCAGGCGGCGCCCATGTGTTCTTTTTCTTCAAGGAGTGGATGAGTGCGGGTGAGTTTAGAGACAAGGCTGCGGAAATTGCGGCGCTGTTGGGCCACGGTAAGTGCGAGATATTCCCGAAGCAGGAACAGGTTCTCGTCGAGCGTGGTGATGTTGGGAACTTTATTAACCTTCCGTACTTTGATGCGGAACAGACGATGCGTCCGGCGATTCTACCGGACGGAGACGGGGCCACGTTAGAGCAGTTTCTCGACATGGTCGATCAGGTCAGTATCGATCCGAATGAGTTTCGCAAGTTGCCGATTGGTGGCAGCGTTGATCTGTATCCAGACTACATCCCGTGCGTACGACAGATGCTGGCTATCGGAATCTCCGAAGGTGGCCGCAACAAGTTTGCCTTTCAGCTTGGGATCTTTCTAAAAAAGTATGACGAGGTGAACTGGAAGACACTGCTCGAAGAGCACAACGCCAAGGACTTTCACCCGCCTTTGCCTGCGTCAGAGATCGTGACAATTCAGAATCAGGTCGAGAAGAAAGAGTGGGGTTATCTGTGCAGCGAGGAGCCGATGGCATCCTACTGCAATAAGAATGTCTGCCGCACCATGACGCATGGAATCGGCGGCGGTGGATCGTTGCCCACTATTAGTGGTCTGTCTGTCGTAATGTCGGAGCCACGCCTGTGGTTTTTGGATATCGATGGACGGCGCTTGGAGTTGGACACTGATCAGCTACAGAACCCGCGCCTGTTTCAGCGGTCCTGCATGGAGCAGCTTAACTTCATGCCGGAGCGGGCCAAGGAAGGTGATTGGCAGGTGCTGATCAACAACCTGATGGACAACTGCAATCAGATCGAAGTGCCACAAGAACTGACATACAAGGGCCAGTTCGCAGAGCTTCTGGAAAGCTACTGCACAGGCCGGGTGCAGGCGGTGACTGTCGAAGAACTCATGCTTGGCAAGCCTTACACAGACAACGAAGAGCAACGGACATACTTCCGCCTTGACTCGCTGATGGAATTTTTGCGGCAGAAAAAGTTCGATAGTTATACGAGGGCGCAGATTCAGGAACGCATCAAAGAAATGAACGACGGCACGGACTCGCATGGTGTCAAACGCTTTAAGACATCCGGCGGCAAATGGAAGTCGGTTCGTGTTTGGTGGGTGCCGGAGTTTGCTTCCGAGGTGGCAACGCCTGATATCCCTGTTGCCACTACGGAGGTGCCGTTCTGATGGAGACGACAATCTTTGGCCCTCCGGGCACTGGCAAGACCACCCGTCTGATCAGCATCGTGAAGGATGCTATCTCCGCAGGCATGGACCCCAACCGTATAGCGTTTATGTCGTTTAGTAAGAAGGCAGCAGAGGAAGCGAAAACTCGTGCAATAGCCGAGTTGGATGTGGACTCCCGCGATCTGATCTGGTTTCGGACTTTGCACTCCTTGGCTTTCAACTGCCTCGGCATGCGTGGGCAAGATGTGTTCAAGGGCGCAGACTTTAATAAGCTAGGGGAGCTTGTGGGTCTGGAGTTTAAAGCCAACGCCTCAAACAACATGTCAGACGGTGTGTTGTTCATCCCCGGCGGCGGCGGTGACAAGTATCTGTCGATGATACAAGAGGCGCGGGTGCGTGAGGTTACACTCGAGCAGCAGTTCAACGATGCAGCCGACTACAAACTGCACTTCCAGCAGCTTCGCGTCTTGGCAAAAGCGTACGAGGATTTGAAGAAGGAGTTTCGTAAACGGGATTTTGTGGACATGATCGAGGACTTTATCGAGCAAGGCACTAGCCCGCGCTTCGATCTCCTGATCATTGACGAGGCCCAGGATTTGGCTCCGCTGCAATGGCGCATGGTTAAAGAGGTTTTGGTTCCAAACTCGAAGCAAGTCTACTACGCCGGTGACGACGACCAGTGCATCTACTCATGGATGGGGGTCCGTGTATCGGACTTCTTGGGCGCAAGCGACCGCAAAATGGTGCTCGACAAGTCGTATCGTGTACCGTTGACTGTGCACAAATTCGCCGATCAGCTTGTGCGGCGGGTGGCTATCAGACAGGAAAAAGTTTGGCAACCCGTGGAAAGAGAGGGCAACCTTTCGTGGCACCGTGATATCATGGAGTTGGACTTGGAGAGTGGTGAATGGTTAATCCTTACCCGGACCAACTACATTGCGAATAAGATCGCCTCCCGACTGAAGGACGATGGTTATCTCTTCTGGAGAGAAGGGGCCGGATGGTCTCTATCACAAAATGTCCTAGATGGAATTGAGGTGTGGCTAAAATTATGCAAGGGCCAAAACTTGTCAGCAGAAGAACTGAAGAAGTTCTCCAAGATCCTGAGTGGAAATGTTATTACCAGATCTGGGCGCAAAACCCTCGGATCATTAGACCCAGAACAATCTTACACCCTAGACGATTTGATCGCACAGTGCGGGATAGATGCGACGGCGGAGACTCCGTGGATGTCTGTCCTGAAAGTGTCGGACAGGGAGGTCGCCTATATTACGTCGGTACGGCGGCGGGGGG